CTCATGACCAATGGTAGGTGGATTGAATCTACCAAATGTGAATGCTATTGTCTTTCTTGGTCTTCTTAAATCTTCGTTTACTTCTTCAGGAAGGCCTGCGTCTCTAACTGCTTTTCCAAATACACCATAATCTATACCAGCATGTTGAGCTGCCTTATTTTTGGCGTCTTTCATTCCTTGTTTTAAATATTTTATATAAAGTTGTAGACCTCTTCCCATTTCTTTACGTCTAATTGTTCTTCTAATTAAATCGTCCCATGCTGAAGCAATTGATTCTAAATTCATATTATCAATCTGTTCAGCTGTTAAACTTTTTATCTCATCATCGGTAACTTTACCGTCATCTAATATCTGTTTACATTTTTTATAAAATTTTAGATAGTGATATTTCTCTAACATTTTATAGATAACATTTTTAGGTAATCTATTCTTAACTCCATATTTTCTAATTTCATCCGGTGTCATATCACCAGCGAATGCAGCTCTTCTATCTGCGTCAACGTTATCACCTATTTTTATTATCTCTTTAATACTGTCTTCTATTTCTTCTAACTTTTCATTTATTTTTTCTTGTAAGTTTAATATATCATCTGGTTGTAATTCAACTAACTCATGGTAATCAATTATATCTCGTTTCAATTCTCCTTTTACTACATCTAACTCTTGTACTTTTCTTTCAAACTCTTTGATATATAAGTTTGTATCAAAAGTAAAATCATCTGGTCTCTTTATAAACTTATCTTTTTCTATATCAAACACTGCGTCTGCTTTTTTATTCTGATCGTCATATGTTTTTTGATCTGTTATAAAGTAGTAGTTAATAGGGTGTTTAGTTCCAGGTATTAACTTACCTTGTATGTTTTTTGGATTTTTTGCTGACAAATATTTTTGAGAAAGATTGACTCTTTCGTCTTCTTGTTTGTCCTTTGGTACGTCAAACAATACATTAATGTCCAGATCAGCGTCATTTCTATATCTCTTTGTAAGTATAGAACCTATCAATGCTATCTTGATTACTGGATATTCTTTCTCAAATACTTCTATCTGTTTATTAATTAATTCTTTAACACTTGGTTTTATTTTAGGGTCTTTACTATCAGCGTTATCAAAAACACCAGGCGCATATGTACGTCTAGGTATATCTATGATACTCTCTTTGATTAAGTAATCTTTAAAAGTTTTCATATTCTTTTTTTCGCTTCTAGTTCTTTTGCTATCCATTGTTTAGCAATATAGTTATTAGGGTTAGTTCTTATCTGTCTTCTAATATATGATGAGGCCGTTCTAATTGTATTACTGACAAGTTCAGCTTCTGATCTGTTATTGTCAATAATTAACATCTTATTCGGACTAAACATATTTTGAAAAGACCCTATGTTTTGTTGTACTTTTTTCCAACTATTCTGTACAATATATTCTGGTATTGATCTTGATCTAGTCTTGTTTCTTTCTATGGCCACCTCTAAACTTGTGTTTACGAATATCATATAACAATCGTAACCGAGTGCTGATAACATAGAATGTTGTCTAGATATAACTGTCTTATCACGACCTGTTGCGTCTATGACTAAACCCAATCTACCTTTTACATATTGATCTAACGCCGAGCCGGCCGTTAATTTTGCTCTTGCTCTAACTTGGTTTCTAAAATATTCTTCCTCGTCTGGCATTTTTAAAGATAAATTTGCCTTTAACAATCCTCTTTCAAAGATTGTATCAGAGTTTACTATTTTAAGACCTGTTCCAGCAAAGGCTTGATTCGTGACAAAAGTTTTTCCCGAACCTGGTCCACCTGCTAAGAAGAAAGCTTTAAATATTCCTGGGTCGTATACGCCCTCGGATAAAAATGCTGTGACTTCTTTTAGTGTTTTCATATTAACTGTTCGCTTGTGCTTTAGCCGCCTCGTCTAGTATTTCTTCCATATCTTTAGCATAAGTTCTTATTGCCTGCATAACTGCAAAAACACCTTTTCGTCTTCTTTCAGTTAATACACCATAGAAACCTATATCTACGATATCATCATCTGTCACTTCCAAAATTTCTTTTGGTGTGTGGCCAGACATTACGTTTTGTAGAATATACATTACACCTCTTGCCTCATGTGAATCAGCGTCTACTTCAAACAACATTTTGTCCTCTTTCAATGATGGTATTATCCAAACTTGGCTAACACAACCATGTATTCTGTATCCGTTAATTCTTTTAGATTCATCAAGTTCAATTATACCTTTACCTTGTTCAAGTAAATAGTAAAATTTTTCTTTTTCCTCTAATTGAGAAAAGTTATGACCCCATGTCCCTAATTTTTCTTTTATTGACATGTCTTCTAGTTTAGTACCGTCAGCTAGATCAACTCCTTTTCTATCTTCATTTAGCACAGGTTCTGGTGCTTCTACTGTATCACCTACCGACGGATTTGTCGGAAACTTGATACCATTTGCTTCGTCCATCATCTGTTGCTCCTTTTCTGCTATTGCTATTTCTCTATCCAAACTCTCTTTGGTAGATTTTGCAATCGCTTTTGATAGTTTTTTCATTCCACCTTTTATATACATTATATTACTCCTTATTAATTGTCCACCTTAGCGCCAGCTCTCCACTGATAACAACTCCAGTATCTTGCTTTCCATTTCGGACCTGGATTGGCACAGTTGTGTCTCGCTCTAAAATTTTTTCTTCGGTTAGGGTCGTCTCTTTTGATTTCCATATTCGGATCACCAAAGCCAACCTTAACTATATTACCCTTGTCGTTCTTTACATAAACATAAAATTTCTTTTTACCATCACTTGAACGAGTTGGATTATTTAATTTCACTTTTTTACCCTCGTGCTCTGCTTCTTCAACCACGAGATCATCGTATTTCATATTCTCACAAATAGAATCGATTTCGTCTAATTTATTTTCGTACTCTTTAAATGTTTTCATTCTTTGACCTTATTTATTATCTCTTTAGCTATCTCTTCCGGCTCTGCGCCTTCAGCTTTAATTTCAACAAAACCATCGTGATCTCTATAATGTTCAATCACCGGTCCTGTTTCTTTTTTGTATAGTTGTATTCTATGTTTAATAACTTCAGGTTTATCATCAGCTCTACCTCTTGCTGTTAGTCTTCTTATAACTTCTTCCTCACTAACATTAAGATATACTATCTTGTTTATGATAATACCTTTTTCATTCATATCTTTTACTTGTTGCATGTATCTTGGAAAACCATCAAATACAAAACCATCTGCTTTTGCAACGGCGTCAAATACAAGTTTCTTAACTATATCATTTGGAGCAAAATCTCCCTTACCTAAATTAGTAAGTCTTTTACCCATTTCACTACCACTTTCTTTTTCTTTTCTTAATAGGTCACCTGGATATATGTGAGCTATATTAAATTCTTTTGTTAAAAATTTGGCATACGTAGACTTACCACTACCTGGACCACCTATTAAGATAATCTTTGGTTGTCTTTTATCTTCTAAAAATTTAAATATATAATCTTTAAATCCTATCATTTTTACCTTTCATCAATATTACTCTTTTCATCCAAGCCCAATCGCCAATCTTATGGCATGTTTCTTGTATTACTTTTAAAATTGTAAGTTTAAATTTTTTCATTATCCTTTTACCCAATCTTTAGCAATAGTAAAGTTTGCTCTACTAAATTCTAATCTATCTACTAGTTTAACTGCACCAGCTGATCTGTTTACTGCAACATAACCCTCTGGATTTGTCACTCTGTAACCATTACCTGTTCTAATAAAGTGACCAATACTTTGTATTTGTGATAACTTTGATATTAGAAAATTCTTTGCATTACCTAAACTAACATGTGAAGCTATTGCAAAATATAATCCTGATTCATTTCTATCAATAAATTTTAAATTTTGTTCTAATAAATCTCTATACTTTTGTTTACCTTTTGGTGTTTTTCTTTGTGCTATTTCTTCTACTAAAATATTTTCGTAGTAATCTCTAAACATTTTCTGTAGAGTTTTTACTTTGCCCATATGACCTTGTGTGTTTTTAATATAGTGGTTAAAGAAAGCCTTTAATCTAAAACCTACTGATAAAGAATCATTTGACCTTGACATTTCATTTAATATAACAGACGCCTTACCTAAAGAGCCTTCAGCCATTCTAATTAAACCATCAAATCTTGCCAACTCTCCACTAGTAAATGTAGATGAACCGGAAGTATCAGTATAACCAGCACTTGCTAAAAATACCGATGTACTACCTGATCTACCAGATATAGTACCAAAACCAGCACCTAAACTTTTCATATCTTTACCTGTATAACTTGTATGAAATACTATTCCCATTCTTGCTCTTCTAATCTTTTTACCTAGAATAGAGTTTACTGGTGTTGCATATGTGATTGTGTTAGGTGTGAAAGTAATCATAGATTGACCATCTATGTTTTGTATTTTAGTATCATTTGTAAAGAGTAAATCTCCTTGATAGATACCTCTAATTCTTAATTTTTTTAATTCTCTTAAACAGACTTGTAATTTATCTGCAACAGGTCCACTATGATTACTCATAATGTCACCCGATGTATAATTGATTTTTGGTTTGACGTTGAATACTGATTTAGTACCAACGAAAAATTTACCGTTCTCTGGATTAATACCACACACTATAGCAGGCGCACCGTCCCACTTGACAGACATATTAACTTTTCCACCAGAGGACCCTGCTAACATGTTTCTAATTGACTTTAGAAACTTTATAGCATTATCTCCACCTCTAGCACCTCTGTTGATTATGTCATCTTCAAGATGTTCTAAATGTGTGTTCTTTTCTTTTGTTATGAAACCTTTAAAATTAAACATTTTCTTTCATTTGTTTCCATAAATTAATTCACTTTCTCATTCAATATATCAATGATTACTTATATTTATACTAGTATAACTTGCCAAAAGGACCAAATTGTGACCCTCTTTTCTCAGCTAAAAACACCATATCAGTAAGCATTTTGTCTCTTTTTGCCTTTGGAATAGAGTATATACAGTATAGGAAATCTAGTTCCATTAGTTTAGTATGTGATACACCGTTCTTTAAGTCAGCACTATTGTATGACTTTACCATGGTATCAAGAAATTTACTGTCTGATATACCCGTATCTGTATATCGGTTTACTACTCTAAATCGTTTTAGGTATACCGATTTTACCTTAACAAAGGCACCAAGTGATTTAGGATATTGATTGTGGTCATTTACAAAGAATAACCTATTATTATTTCCTACACCATACTCGGCCATTAATCTTGCTAGTAAATCTACTGGTACTTTTCCTATACGAGCTGCACCAGCACCTTTAAATTTACCATCAAATTTTAAATTCTGATTAAATCCTTTTCCGTTTTGTCTAATCTGAAACTCGCAAACATCGTTAGCAGATTTTATATCTATTCTCATGTCAGCAGATACTAATGTCTTATCTGATTTATTACCCATTTTCATAACTGACCTATCTAACTTCATGGTAAACTTGGCGTCTTTCATTAATGCATTTTTAGTATTTACTTCCTCATATTTTGCCTCTTTACCTGAAACTTTTTTTAATGATATACCTGCCAATTTAAATTGACTATATAAAGTTTTCATTACATCATTTAATTTAGATATAGATACAGAGTTACCTTTCATTGCATTATTAATAGTTTGTTTCACATTGTTTTCATTTTTAATTAACCATATATCGGCAGGGTTCCAACTATCCTTTTTAGATATTTTAAATTTATCTCTTATTAAATTAGAGATATAATCCATAAAACCACCGTCTCTGTTATATTCTGTCCATGATTTACCTCTAAACACTTCTAATAGTTTTTTCTGTTGTGCATAAAAATTATTTAACCATTCATCTTCAACTACATCTGGATATATCTTAACTAGTTCTTTAAACTTTCTGTCTTTAGATATATCTTCAGGACACTTATA